TGTTGACAGGACTAAGTTGATTAGGAAGAAGCTGCAGGTCATCGATCCTACACTGGCAGACGAGCTGGTCATCGAACAGGCAGAAGCATCGCAGCAGATGTTTGATGAAATGAACAGTCAAGTGGCCTTGATGTCACTTGGCAACCAGCCTAACTTCGTGGAGAACGATCCGTCTGCAGGAATCAAGATGCAGTTTGTTCAGCAGATAATCCAGAACAACCCGAAGTATCAACAGCAGATGCAGGAAGACGAACAGTTCGCGCAACTGGTTCAGGCTTTCGCACAGAACCTGCAGATGTCAATTACACAACAACAGAACGCGCAGATTGGTCGAATAGGAGTTAATCCGAATGCCTAACGAATACAAATTCTCAGGATATGAACAGTGGATGCTGGACGCTTTCAGTCTGGCAGAGGAGCACCCAGTCAGGAAGGGGCTTGATGAAATACTCAATGAACTAATAAAGGCCGAATCCAGCAACGTGTCTGGACCCGGCCTGAGCTCCGAGGAGCGGCATTACTTTGCAGGCAGACTATCTGCTCTGCAGGACATGTACTTCGCTATGCAGAACCTGTATGCAGATGCGCTGAAGGAGAAGGCTCCCGACTCGGATCCAGAGATCTAAGAAACTTGTAGATCTTTAGCTTGCAGACAGCAGAGGATGACTTGCCTGAGCGCCAGCCCTCTGCTGTTCTCTTTGATACATTGACCTTCTCGGCAAACTCCTTTGTTGTCAGGTTTAACGTGTCGCAAATTAGGGACACGATATACATTGTAGACACTTCATCGAGATCGTAGGTAAACGCTATGCGATCCCTGTCCTCATCGCAGTCGAGCAGATCAACTCCGATTGCTTTCAGTTTATCAGTAGTCATAAATTCCGAACTCCACCACTTCACTTATATATTTCTCGAAGTCTTCCAGAGTAAACTCAGTCCCGTTCCACCACTTTGGGTGGGACTCCGCGAACTCTTTCCACAATTCGAACTCTTCACTCGGGTTCGCGTCACTCGGGATAGTGCCTCCAATGTCCCAATCTTTCTCAATGGTTTTTATTAGTGATTCCATATTCGTCCCGCCCATCCAGATTCATATTCACCGTCATTCAATGCTTTCATTAAATCAATTGCTTCGCCGCACACGCGATTGTAGTCACCTACAAGCTCATGTTCATATGGCGTAGCTCCCCAAGGCCCGTTAATGGATTCAAGTGCGAGGTTGTGCCTATTGTCATTCGATGTAACCCTGAACACTACCAACGCAGTGGTTGGCCAGTTAGAACAACTGAAGGTTGCAGATGCGAAGTTGTTCCCTAAGATCAAAAGGTCTTCGTGTTTTATTTTATTCATAGTTTTAAGAAAGAGTGGGGAGGACCGTCAGCCCCTCCCCCATATCTCAGAGATTTGACGGATCTTCTACTTTTGGTTTTCAAGTCCCGCACTCGCGGGTTGAAAGTCTAGCGGCGCGATTACTTATGGCTTTCCGCATGTGATATGCGCGGCGGTTAAGAAAGTTATAGTGCTCCCTGTTTGCAGCGCGATATGCATTTGTTTTCTCGCGGCTGCACTGCTTGCAGTAGTAACTATACCCGCTCGGCATTGAACGGTCGCCGTAATAATCAGACAGCGGCTTTTCTTGCTTGCACCTCGGACAGGTAATCATGCTTTGGCTTACTTACGCTTGCGCTTCGGTTGAGTGTAATTGCTTCCTCGTTTACGTTTCTTGCTCGAGACGTAATCACTAGTCATTCTATCAGATATTTGTTGCCTAGTTTCTGCGATTGGAAGTCTTTTGCAAATCCCATCAGAGTATGTTTTTATCGTCGCCTTCATGTGTTTATCTTATTTATTTCCTGTGATTGCAGAACGCTCTCAACATCCTTGATGGCATCCTCTAGTTCTCCGTGAGGGCCGTCATTCTCATAAGCCCTCGGGACATAGCATAACACTCTACGTGCAACTTTAATAAGCTGCTTGACGCTATCCTCCATACAATCCCTCCCCTGCTTTGTGGGTCCCCATAGTCTCTGTAGCTACCGTTGCAGATCGTGGGTAAGTGTGGACAGGGGCTCCCCAGATTTCTGCGTGCTCTGTGCCTTCCTTGAATTGATTGATCAGGGCTCCTAGGCAGAGATGACTCGGGAAAGGCTTCCTGCCGTCCGCCGTGTGGCTGGTATGAATCTGTCCCTGAACATAACGGTTGGCCCCGCCGTGCAGGTAGACTCCCTGCATGTAGCCATACATGTTTAACCCTCTTATGTGTATGTTATTTCCTGAAGCGAAGATGGCCGCCTGAGGAGACATAGCGTTGTGAGGGCCTTCCATCTGCAGGTCGATAAACCTAGGATCTGCAAGGTAGCAGTTACCCCACTCTGGCTGATTGATGACATCAGTCTTCACTGGAGGCCCGTGCTTGATTCCAACCTGAGCACCTTGATGATTCATGATGTTGCAATCGCGGATCCAGAACCTGTCTTGATTCTGCGCTAAATAGATCGGCAGTGTCCCGTTGTGAGCAACGATCAAGCAGTTCTCGATTGACTGCTCAAACGGCCTCACCCGAAAGCTACTGTCAACGTCCACGGTAGGCTCTACGTAGATACCGATAGGCGCATCAGTTTTGAAACCGTAAGGAATACCAGAATCCGTTGTCCAATTATCGTGGAAGGTAGGCCCGTTGTCGCAGTGGAATCTCAGGGCGCTTCCCCAGCGCGCAGGAGACCACAGCCGAAACCTGCCCGGGAGTCTTTTAGTGCTACGGAAGTTATACTCGGGAGCAGTTGCAACAATAGTGATGACAGGCATTGACACTGAGCCATACCAGCCCCTGCCAGAGGGACTGTCCCCCAGCTCTGACTGCCATTTCTCCTCACCCTGAGTGTAGTATGAGTGCTGTATGGCCTGACCCTCCTGAATGATGCGATCCCAGCTTGCGTCTGGGTCCAGAGGATTGAGCTCGTAATGGTAACGAGGCAGAGTGAGCCGCTTGTCTATAGCCGCAGTGGCTACATCAACTTTCAGGCTGTCTAGGTCAGCCTTGATCTTGTGATGCTCGCGGTTTCTTTCTGCGACTTGTTCAGGTAGTTTAAGCAGATCCTCTGCTACTCTCAGCAGCTCCATCGCGGTTTTATTCATCGTCTTTTATCTTTCTAAGCCCTGCAGGGCTGTCGTAGCTGATTTCCATTCCCCTCTTACGCCAGAAGGCGTCGAAGGCGTTACCCCATTCTTCGTGCGTCCCGATCTTGGAGGCGCACATGTGTCCTCGAGGGTTGTCCTCGGTTATTATTGTTTCTTTTTCCATAACGAGTAAAAAATGTGTCTGCCAATTTGTGCCACAGGCTTGCGACCCTTAGCCCAGTAGGGAGCCTTGATGTAGTCTGCGTAGTAGTGGTCTGCGTAGTTAATCTTAGACCTGTCAATGCGGTCAATGTTTTCTTCTAAGTAAAGTGCGAAGGCCGCCATAGGCGACCTGTAGAGGTGCTGCAGGTCCTGCTCACTCTTGCCGTTCCAGCAAGAGAACTGATAGGGCTGTAGGCACACCTCACGAGCTGTCAGGCCTCGATTAATTGCTCTCTGGGAGATTACGGCAGCGACAGCCCCTAAGCCGTCCCTACCCTCTCCACGGGCCTCTGCGAGCAGTGTGAGAGCTACTACCCCAGCATTAAGCTGGAGAGAGGCGCATAGCATTAGGATATATTTAATCACCAGAGTTTCCCCTTCCTATACATTTTGCGAGCGCATAAGGCTACCTTGACCATATCCTCATTCCAACCACTTAAATCATTGAGCTTCATCTTTGATGGGGCATACAGGTATTGGTCGATAAAGCCAGAGTCTACTGTTTTAGGAGCTGTCTCAGGATAGACCACTTTAGGCATATCATAATCCTCTAAAGAATCATCCAGCCAGCCCTGCGGGTAGAAGTCTGCCAGCTCTCTGTAGTGCCAATTGTTAGCGTAAAACATAATAGTATAATGTATGGGGGCCGAAGCCCCCGATTGGGGTTAGATTTTACTGTCGAGGTATTCGCACAACTCAGCTTGAAATCGACCGGGGACTGACAGACCTTTCTCAAAAAAACCTTTTCTAAAATGTGTAGGAAGTTTGCCGTCTCTGACATATGCCCACTGCTGCTCGACAATCTTGTCGTCCTCTCGGACATCGACCATCAAAAGCAACGCGATGTTATGCCCGTATTTATCTTTGGTTTTGGAAGGTAACTTCAGATCTTTCACACTGTTTGACCAGACTTTATGAGTTCCAATAAGTGTAGTCTCCAAAATACCTAATTTCGCATCAATGTATTCGTTAAGCCATTGGTATGTTTTCTCTCTATTCATTTTCGTATTTTTCTTTCTATTCTTCAATCAGAGGGTTGATTCCCGCCTGACACTTATACTTATACGCTACGCTGCGTATCATTGCAACAACTATTTTCAATTATTTTCTTACACCTCCGCTTAACAGCTAAGGAGGCTGCTTAACTGTCAATACAATTCGTGTAGCCCCCTCAGATACCTAAGGGGTCCACAAAATAATCCGCTGTCACTTTTCGTGGCCTAGGCTTATTTTTGTTAGGGTTGACAGAGAATGTTAGACGAGTCTAACTTTAATGAAATCCTACTGGGCGGGATTACCACAGCCCTGATTACGGCCACTTGCAGCCGTCAAAAACAGCATGTCTAAATCCGAAACTACAGCCGAGGCCAGCCAGCCCTCGGAGGAAGCAATAGAAGTTGGCGGGATGGAAGCACTTCGTGATGCACTCAAGGACAGCTTGAGTCCCCAAGCGGAGACTGCACCTGTAAATGAGGAACCACCCGTTCCTGAGCCTGAACCTGAGCCAGAGCAGCAGCCTGAGCCAGAGCAGACACAGGACGATACGGAGGCTCCTGAGCACATTGGATTCCAGAAACGCATAAACCGTTTGACGGCTCAAAAGAAGGAGCTGGAAGAACGAATGCAGGAGCTCGAGGAAACTACGAGCAAACTTAAACTGGAAACAAAGAAAACTCAGCAAACGGACAGCGACAGCAACATATCAGAGCTAGTCCAGAGAGCTCAGTCAGAGTCAGACCTCGAGAAACTTGAGGACGAAGCACTGGCCGCAGAGCGTTGGGCTAAAAGAGCACTTGCCAGATACAGGCGAGATCCAGATCAGGTAGAGCGAGAGATTGAGAACCGCATACAGAGTGTCCCAGAAGACCCTGAAGCGTGGCTCGAGGACCTCGCGCTTAATGCCGAGTGGAGTAGGGAGTCAGACATCCCGAAACGGCGAAAACAGATCTTACAGAACGCTCAGAGCTTTGAATTCGCTGCACAGAAGTATCCGTGGCTGAGGGAGGAGAAAAGCCCTGCACGGGCGTGGGTTGAACAGGTCAAGGAAGCCAATCCCGGGATACAGAATCTACCAGACGTAGACCTGTATCTGGCGAGAGCACTGGTTGGTTTTTATATTGAGCAGGAGCAGGCACAGAAAAAGCAGCCTGCAAAAGCTAAGACTCCTGATCCTACACCACAACCCGGCGCGCCAGCAGCACAGAAGGCCTCGGTCTCTGATGCTGTTAAGAGAGCTGAATCCGCAAAGTCTCAGGTATTTAAAACCGGATCGAGGGATGGTCTTAAAGACTTTATCAAAGCTGCTATGACAAACTAGGAATTAGATTTATGGCTGGATTATTTGAAATTAATCAGGTTGCAAAACGAGAAGACTTGCTCGATTTGCTGACACGAGTCGATGAGAAGGCAACGCCTTTCATGTCCCTCGTAAACAAGGGGGCTACTCCACGTAACACATACATAGAGTGGCCTTTAGATAATTACGATCAGCCCGAATTGGGTGGTGTGGTCGATGGAACAGACGTTAGCACCTACGGCAACCCCGCAGAAAACAGGGCTCTCCTGAGCTCCTACCTACAGACTTTCCGCAAGACTGCTAAGGTATCAAGGCTCGCACAGGAAGTCTCAGACGTTGCTGGTGTATCGGACGAGATCGCAGAAGCTATCGCCAAAGTTGGCGTAGAATTGTTGCGTAACATTGAATCAACCTGCCTGAGCGATCAGGAGCATCAGGCTGATGACGGAACCAACCCTTATCTCTTGCGAGGTCTCGGTGTATGGATCCGCGACACTGCTAACATCGGAGCACAGGTAACTCATCAGGTTCCTTCTGACTACCGCCCTGCAGCAGGTCAATACATAACAACTGCCACAGGGTCTCTTACAGAGACCAGCATACAGTCAGTCCTACAGAGCATCTGGTCTAGCACTGGGATGATGGGCGACTACAAGTTGTTCTGTGACGCCACTCTTCGACGAGCCTTCACGGACTTCACTCGCACAATCGCAACCGCAGGCTACAGCTCACGCAACTTTGACTTTGCGGGAGACGCCAAGAAAGTTAGCAACAGCACCACCATCTTCGAGGGCGACTTCGGAACAGTTGAGGTCATCGCTGATAACTTCATCGGTTACAACTCTGCTGGCACAAGTCAATCCGCTGGAAGAGGTTACCTACTCGATATGGATAAGATTGATATGCGGATGAACAAGAACCCAACCGTGGAACGCTTTGAAGATCAGGGCGGCGGCGAGCGGTTCATGATCGAAGCTCGCACAGCACTACAGTGCCGTAACCCAATCGGATTGGCACAGTTCAACCCTCCTGCTTAATTTGAGAAAGGAATAGATATTATGCTTATCAATAAGTTACCAACAGAAGCGCAGGCTGAAATGAGCGCAACTTACGAAGTTGTGATCACTCACGAAGACCTGACTGCAGCAGCAACCACTCAGACTCTAACAGTCAACCTCCCGGCAGGAAGCTGGGTTAAGTCTGGCTGCCACATACTGGCAGAAGAGTTTGTTAGCCCTTCGTCAACTTCTCTGACTTACAAAGTTGGAGATGATAGCGATGATGACTTGTTTATGACAGCGACTCAAATCGACGCCGCTCATGCCTCCACTATTACCTACAAGGCCCCGACACCGGGGAGCGGAGCAGCCGCAGTAGGGACAGGTAAGGTCTACGCTGCGGCTGACACCCTCGATATTGACCTAGCTGCTTCTGGCGACAACCTAGCGGACTTCACTGCAGGTAAAGTTAAATACTTCTTCACCTTGGTCGATCTCGACACGGTGAACTAACACTTTACTGGCTCGCACCAGTAATTCGCACACCTCGGGACCGAGGGGGCCGCTTATGTGGCTCCCTCAACCGAGGAACACTTTACAAATTATGTCAGACTATACCGAGGCAATGAAAGAGGCTCTGACTCGTAAATATAACGGGTCACATGAAGAGCGACTAGCAAGTGCGACTGAGCGACAGAGAGAGATCGCTCGTCAGAACCGAGACCGTAAAAGCATGAACGGAATCGGGCGAGCCACTATGGAGGTAGACAACAAGGTCTACCAAGAGTGGGTCAAGAAGGAAGGCAAAGAGATCTGGAAGGACCCTAAATTCCGAAAATACATTTCTGATAAAAACCCAGAGCTGAAAGTTAACAGCAGAGGCACTGGCAAGATACAAGTTGGCTATGGCTCTTAGTCCTGCAAACTACAACCAGATCCTGACTCAGGTTTTGAACCTCGCAGGAATGGAGAGAGACACTCTTCCTACCATTGAGTGGAAGTTGTTTCGAGATCTTGCAAGCCGCAGGCTGAAATTTGCGTGGCAAGCAGCCAAGTGGCCAGAGGTCACAGTGACTGAAGCTCGAACAGTGACTCAGTCAGGAGGCGACGAAGGCAACTACGTTGCGTTCAACCAGCCAACAAAAACCGAGATAGGCGAAGTGTTCGCAGTCTGGAACAAGAGCCCCAAATCGAATAAGGATCAGGTATCACTTACTTGGTATCTTAGCGAGAATGGGATCCAGATAGCTGAGAGTAACACAACTGCTTATATCTGGTTCCGTAAAACTGTCCCAGTCCTTACAGGAGACCTATACAGCACGAGCACAGTCTATGCTGCTGGAGATCAAGTTTACGATAACACTGCTGGGCAGTTTTACGTTGCCAACCAGTCTGTGGCCGCAGGGTCAAACAGTCCTACGGATCAGCCCAGTTACTGGGACCTGACCTCTATACCTATGATCTTCTTTGACTACCTCGTCAGGGGAACTTACAGCGACTACCTGAGACACAACGGGGAGCTGGATAGAGCCAGAGTCGCAGAGGCAGACGCACGAGACGTAATAGATCACGAGCTTCTCAAGCTTCACACACAGCAAGGACAGACAACTCAAATCGAGGTAGCAGGATATTAATTAAATTATGAGCAGAGCATCTTTAATCACTGGCGTAGACCAGAACGATCAATACCGCACAGTGCGTGTAGGTGAAGACGGGACCCTAGGGTCTGACAGCGGAACCTACCAAAGTGGCGCTGGAACTATTGCTGGAAACTTTAGCTGGATCTACGCTCACGCAACGACAGTCCTTGGGAGTGTCACTTCGGGAGGGCTAGGCACAATCACTAACGTGAACATGCAGGCCGGGTCCTACTGGCGTTGCTGCAGGGCAACGTCGATCACAGTGACAACTGGAGAAATCACAGCCTACGATGTCTGATGATTGGATTTGGTCTAGGCTTACCAACAGTTGTTACTGCTGGAGGAGACAATGTCACGGAAGCGACACTGCTGGTCGATGACAGCGGCAACTTCCTGTTCACAGACGATAACGAATACATTTTAACGCTTCAGCTTGAAGCCCCTGACCCTGAATAAATATGGCCACCACAAGAATTAAAGATCTCTCGAAAACAGCAACAACTGTTGCGAGTGACGCAAACATAGTTATAGACGGATCTTCTAACGGGACTCAGAAAATCACCCGTGACAACTTCCGTCAAGACACCGCAGACGCTTACGTAGCTGCTCCCTCTACTTACAAATTAGCTCCGCTAAACGGAGTCAATAAAATTGACGGGACTTACCTGCCTACATCTGGAGACACTCCAAAGGGGGAGTGGAATGCCAGCACGAACAGCCCTACTCTGGCAGATGGGACTGGTACGGCTGGTGACTACTATGACGTAACAACAGCAGGGACAGCCAATCTAGGAAGCGGTGCGATAACATACACCGTAGGTGACGTTGTAAAATACAACGGAGCAACGTGGTTTAAAATTGATTCAGTTGCAAACATCCTCGACGGCATCAGCACAGTCGATCCTGCGAAATCTTTGCTTCAGATCCCCAACATAGGCACCGCAGCCAACGAGGTTTCCCTTAACGGAATGCTTAATTCTGGAGCGTGGCTTGATTTCGACGCTTTCTATGAGACTGGAACTTGGACACCCACGGTAAGCTTTGGGGGAAATTCGGTTGGAGTGGTTTATTCAGTGCAAGCTGGCACGTGGACCAAAGTAGGAAACCAAGTCACAATACACGGTCGAATTGATTTGACTTCAAAAGGCAGCAGCAACGGTGACTTTCGCGTGACCGGTTTGCCGTTTGTTGGAAGCGGCTCGGCTGGTTCTAACAGTAATCCAGTCACGTTGGGCGTCAGCAAAAACTGGTCTGGATTAACAGTCAGTCCGACATCAACAGTCAAAAGTGGTGACACGCAGCTTTACTTTTTCCTAGCATTAAGCACTACCCAAGTCCAAGACACCGATGTCAGCGACACGCTAGGCCTCCGTTTCTCCGCAACCTA